TATACAGATGGACTTGGATTAATGAATCCTTCCATTTATAATGATAATGGAAAGTTACTAGTCAATCTTCGCTCCGTTAATTACACATTTTATCATTCTGAAGAAAAACTTTTTCAACATCCATATGGTCCTTTGACTTATGTTCATCCAGAGAATGATATTCACCTAAGAACTTGGAACTACTATCTAGAACTGAATGATAATTATGAGATTGAAAAATATTATAAGGTAGATACTTCGGCATTTCCAGATAAGGAACTCTGGGATTTTGTGGGACTAGAAGATGCTCGCATTTTTCGATGGAATAAAAAACTTTATATGTCTGGTGTTCGCAGAGATGAAGACTCTGTAGGTACTGGTCGTATGGAGTTGTGTGAGATTGTTGTTGATTCTAATACTGTAAAGCAAGTCTCACAAGTTAGAATTCAACCACCACTGGATCCCAATTCATATTGTGAAAAGAATTGGATGCCTATTTTAGATAAACCATATCATTATATTAAATGGTGCAATCCAACAGAAGTAGTAAAGATCAATCCAAAAACAGGAACTTCCAAACAAGTTTTTATTGGAGAAGAAAATCTAATTGACGGATATCCAAGAGGTGGATCTCAAGTTATTTCCTGGAAAGGTGGTTATGTAGCAATCATTCATGAGGTTGATTTATTTAAAAGTGAGGTTGATCGTAAGGATGCAATATATTATCACAGAATTCTGTTTTGGGACAAGAACTTTAATTTACTCAAATCATCCAATAAGTTTTCAATTATGGGTGGACATGTAGAGTTCTGTGTTGGACTTACAATACATAAAGAAAATATGATAATGACCTTTGGATTTCAAGATAACGCTGCGTATCTTCTTAAGTTTGATGAAAGTGTATTGGAGCAGTTTCTAAATGATTGATGGCAAACTACAAAATTTATTGAATAATTTTATTCAAAAACCAGAGAATGCAAAAAATAACTTAGATCTTGGAATTTATTATGACAATCTTGGTCAAACATCTGCGGCAGTATCTTATTATTTACGAACAGCGGAGAGGTCTTCATCAGATCTAATTAAGTATCAGTGCATTCTTCGTGCTGGACTTTGTTTCATTATACAAGGGTGCCGTAACACAACAGTTAAGGGACTCTTTCAACATGCACTAGCACTTCAACCAAAACGTCCAGAAGCATACTTTTTGTTGAGTCGTTTTTATGAAAGGGAAGCAAACTATCAAGATTCTTACTTAATTGCTTCGATTGGAGAAAAAGTTGCAGAACAAAATCTAGAACCACTAACTTTAAATCTGGAATATCCTGGTTTTTATGGGATTTTATTCGAGAAGGCAGTAAGTTCTTGGTGGGTTGGTTTATGTGATGAAAGTCGCAATATTTTTGTTGATTTATTACAAAATTATGATATGGATGATGCCCACATAACAGCAGTAAAAAATAACTTAGAAAGACTTTCCCAAACTAATAACAATCTTCATGAGGTTTATTCTAAATTAAAGATTGATGATAATTTTGATTGGGGATGCTTGGATCCAACATTTTGTGAAATTATTAAAAATGAAATATTTCAGGATAATGTTTATGAGCAGCATTTCAAAGTAAATTCTGGTGATATTGTTGTTGATATTGGTGCAGCAGTTGGTGCTTTTACATATTCAATTGGGTCAAGAAATCCAGAGCACATTTATTGTGTAGAACCATCGACTAATTTAATTCCGTCACTTAAAAAGAATACTGAAAATCTTCCAGTGACGATTGTGGACCGCGCAATTTCTTATGAGACAACAGATACAAAATCTTCCAACGAAGCAAATATCTATTCTTATGATAATGAAACATTTAAATCAATAACATTTAAAAAATTTATTGAAGATCATAATATTGAAAGAATTGATTTTCTCAAAGTTGATTGTGAAGGTGGTGAAATTTATATTTTTAATGAAGAAAACTATGAATTCATTACAAAAAATGTTAAAAATATTGCTATTGAATGGCACTTTAATGGAATTGATAATTTCTTGGAGAAATTTAAAAAGTTTAGGGACCTTTATCTTAAGGATCATCCAAACTTCCATGTTTGGGAGCGTTGTGATCCACCCAAACAAATTAACAATAACATTTATGATGATGATTATTTAATTGGATTTGAAAAGTGGTATAGTGAACAAGGAGATGGTCGGTTAATGATTTACATCTCAAATGAAGTTAAGCAAAATGTTTTGATTAAAGAAAACCTTAATGGAAGTGCCTGGATTGTAGATAACTTCTATGAAAATCCAAATGAAATTAGAAAATTTGCATTAGATCAAGAGTTTGTTGAGGGTGGATTTGGTCGAGGATTTATTGGTAGAAGAACTGAAAAGCAATTTTTATTTGCTGGTATCAAGCAATCTTTTGAAAAAATTATGGGGAAAAGAATTACAAAATGGAATGAGCATTCAATGAATGGTAGATTTCAAATTACTTGGTCCGGTGAACCTCTTGTGTATCATTGTGATAGTCAACAATGGGGTGGAATGTTATATCTGACTCCTGATGCTCCATATCAATGTGGCACGACTTTGTATGCTCATAAGCAAACTAGAGCAAGGACTTATCATGAAGAAGGGTGGGATGCGGCATGGAAAGATATACCTGGAGATCCCCATCTAGATGGAACTGCATGGGAACCTGTAGATGTTCTAGGAAATGTTTATAATCGTCTTGTAATTTTTGATGCAAGTTGTATTCATTCTGCTTCTGAATATTTTGGAACAGTTAAAGAAAATGCTAGACTATGGCAAATGTTCTTTTTTGACACTTGACACCACCTCCAAATCCCTTATAATATGGAGGTCTTCAACACTCCTTGTATCTTTGGGAATGAAGACCCTTTCTGTGGTGGGAAAGGTAAGATGGTGGTATAATGGAAGACTACGAAAACTGTATAGAAACAATTAATTATCATTAAGGAGAAAAAAAAATGAATTTTGTCGTGTATAGTAAAGATGGATGTGAATACTGCTATAAAGTCAAACAAGTCCTGGAGTTGACAGGAAGTAACTTTCTGGTGTATAATCTTGATGAGCACTTCACCCGAGAAGAGTTTTATGCTGAATTTGGGGAAGGTTCTACTTTTCCTCAGGTTATTTGTGATAATAAAAAACTTGGTGGATGTACTGATACCGTTAAGTTTTTAAAAGAGAAACAAATTGTCTAATACATCCATAAATAACAATAACTGCGATGGTATAAATCGTGGTATCGAACTTATACTCAACGGGGGGAAAAGAAAGCAGACCAAACCCTTTCATATCATTTTTGAAAAGATGGTTTGCTTTCTCAATAGAGAAATTGCCATCTATTTTGAGTTTTCATTTATATCAAAAAAGAGATAAGTAGTTTCTCGGAGAAAAAGAAATGTTAGCAACTAGTCTAGTATTCGGTTCCTTTCTAACCATATTATTTCTTATAGTGGGACTAGTAACAGGTTGGGTAGCCAGAGAGTATATGATGAAGCATCAGGAAGGTGCTAAAAATATTGCTTATCATCCTGAATTTTATGATAATGATGGCAATTTTATAGATCAAGAAATTATTTCAGTACGTTTTGAAAATAGCGATTATGAGTACGACGACACAGAAGACGACGACGATTAAATCAAGAACTGTAGTTGCAAAAGAACCTACGGTAATTGAAGAACTTCCAGCAAATCCATTTATATTTGAAGTTTTGAATCTTGCATCAAAACAAAAATCAAATGCAAAAAAAGTGGAAGTTCTGCAAAAATATGAGCATCCTTCTTTAAAGGCAATCTTTATTTGGAATTTTGATGAGACTATCACATCTGTTCTCCCAGAAGGTGATGTTCCTTATGCTGCAACAAGTGAACAAAATTCTTTTAGTGGAACTCTTTCTGAAAACATTGGTGATGCTGTAAGTAAGATGAGTGAACTTGGATCTAATTCTTTAGGTTCTCAGGATCAGGGAAGATCATCAATTCGCAAAGAATATCAGAAATTTTATAATTTCGTGAAAGGTGGAAATGATGGACTGAGTTCTCTTCGTAGAGAAAGTATGTTTATTAATCTTCTTCAAGGTCTTCATCCACTAGAAGCAGAAATTCTAATTCTTGTAAAAGATAAAAAATTAGATACGAAGTATAAAATTACTAAGCAAATTGTTGCAGAAGCATATCCTGATATTAAGTGGGGTAATCGGGGATGAATTTAAATCATGAGGAAATGAATTTGGAAAATAAAATCAAGCATGATAATATGGCAGTAGAAAAAGAGTTTGATAACGAAACAATAGATGAAGTTTGGTCTAATCAAGAAAGAGAAACTTCTAAGTCTCTTTATGGGTGTGAAATTCTACATGAAAGATGTAAAAAAGAAGATTCGAAGAACAATCAATTGCCGTCTGATTCTTACTTAATCACTTATACTATTGACGAAAGTACTTGTTATGACATCGTTAGAACAAGTAAGCAAGTTAATGTATTTGATATGTATTATGATAAATTTAAAGACAGTCTCCAATCAATTGAATGGACGAATGGTAGAATAAGTCCTAGACTTTGGGGATACAAACCACCTCAAACCAAAAAGAGAAAATAATTTCAAAAATACTGTGAAAAAATTTTCCAGTATTTTTTTGTTTCTGTAGGATTTTATAAATAACTAAAAAGACGAAAAAACATGAAATCGTTTAATCAGTTTTTGCAAGAATCATATTTTAGTGAAGAAATACCTACTGGAATGAGTAGAGATGAATTTAACAGATTACCTTCAAACTCAAAACGTAAATTGACTGGTAGTAAGTTAGGCATTGGAAATAAAGGACAAACATTGAATACATCTCAAAACTCCCCAGCAGTTAGAAGGGCAAGAAATTTAAATCCCCCTGTGTCATCCGTAAATTCTGATAAATTGCCAATACCAAACCCACCAAAACCACCTACAAGTACTCCACCTTCTGGAGGAAAACCACCTACAAGTACTCCACCTTCTGGAGGAAAACCACCTACAAGTACTCCACCTTCTGGAGGAAAACCACCTACAAGTACTCCACCTTCTGGTGCCTCTTCTGCCACCAAAACAGCAACAAAAACCGCAGGGAAAGGTATTCTTAGGGGTGCTGGAAAACTTATTGGACCTGCTTCTGCTGCTATTGATGTTGCTGATGAGAGATCAAAAGGATCTGGATGGGCTAGATCATTGGCAAAGGGTGCTGTAGTTGCCGCTGGTGGTGCTCTTGGTGGCGCAGCCGGAACTGCTGCCTTGCCTGGACTTGGAACAGTTGTTGGCTCTGGGGCTGGATCTATAGCAGCATCTAAGGCATTTGATGTTGCTGCTGGAAAGAATGCAAGAGAAAGAGCAGCAGATAGAATGGCGAATCGCCAAAAACAAGCAGGTGGAGCAATCAAAGGTATTGGTGGTAAGACTACTTTTGATACCAAAAAGAATACCATCACAACTGGTACGGGTCCACAAAAAAGAACCGCTCAATTAGGTAAGACTTCCGTTATCACTGGACCTGGTGGAAAGCAAGAAGTTGGGCACCTTGCATATAAAGGTGGTAAGGCAGTTTATAAGAGAGCATCTGCCACCGGAAGTGATGATGGAATTTTTGCAAGAATTAGAAGAGCTGTGGATCCTTCTGGAGCCAGGCAATCTGACGCGGCGAATGCTGCTAAGAAACTTGCTACGGCAAGACAGTCTGATGCTGCTCGCAATAAAGCACTTGGAGTTAAGTTCAGTCCAGGTAAATAAAAGAAATATTATTTTTGAAGGGAGTCTTGACAGGCTCCCTTTTTTTGTGTATGATGATAGAAGTCATAACCAATAAAATGGACAGGGACAAAATAAAACTCATCATACGCAATTTGGAATTACTAATATATTCCTTAAAGAAAGAATTAGAACTTGATGAATCTGCGAGGATACTGAATGACAAGAGCAAAACAAATGATTAAATTGATGGAGAGATTGATCAAACAGGATCATCTATATTCTGATGAACAACTTAAAGAAATGAAATCTCAACTCAGAAAGTTGAAAGGAGAACTTGAAGTATTAGAAGTAAAAACGTCAAAAGGATTTGGAAAGAAATGAAACAAGAAGTTAAACTTATTGCAATTACTCAGGGTGCTGGTGAACTAGAAGGTAAAACTGCTCAGGAAGTAATCACCTACAATGCCAGAGTAAGTAATCCAAATAATCAACTTCAATTTGAAACTGCTGCCGGATTATTAAAGTATTGTATCAAACATCAGCACTGGTCTATTTTTGAACAGGCAGATTTGACACTTGAAATTAATACCACCAGGGGAATTGCCGCTCAAATTCTACGTCACCGTAGTTTTACATTTCAAGAGTTTTCCCAGCGTTATGCAGACACAAAACTTTTGACTGAAACGCTAACTCCTCCAGAATTGAGGAAACAAGATGATAAGAATCGTCAGAACTCAATTGATGATGATCTTGGTGATTATGTGAAACTTGGTCTTTATACTGAGATTCAGGATCACTTCAACAAGTCTCAGAAACTTTATGATAAACTTCTTGATAAAGGAGTTGCTAAGGAGTGTGCAAGGTTCGTTCTCCCTATCGCCACACCGACCAGGATCTACATGAAAGGTTCTGCTAGGTCTTGGATCCATTATATCGAACTACGCTCTCAGAGAGGCACACAGAAGGAGCACAGAGAGATTGCTGAAAGTTGTAAAGAAATCTTCAGTAGTCAGTTTCCAGATATTGCCAAAGCACTTACCTGGTTACAATAAATAATTTCAGTCGTAATTATAAAAAATGGCAATTTATCCAATTATAAACAAAGAAACTGGTGAGACGAAAGTGATTGAAATGAGTGTTCATGACATCACACAGTGGTATCAAGACAATTCCGAATGGAAAAGAGATTGGTCACAAGGTTGCGCCCAACCTGGAGAAGTTGGAGATTGGCGTAACAAGTTAGTCTCTAAGCATCCAGCATGGAATGAAGTTCTAGGCAATGCAAGCAAAGCTCCTAAATCAACAGTCAAAAAAATCTAATGGCAAGAAGAAAAAGGACGAATGAGCAACAAACCGGTGTTGATCTTACAACCCGACAGGCAAAGAAAAAGAAAGCACTTGGGAATGAGCATCTATTAGATATTGAACCACTCACAGACAATCAAAGAAAACTTTATGATGCATATGCCGAAGGTAAGCATCTTGTCGCATATGGTTGTGCAGGAACTGGTAAGACTTTCATCACTCTTTATAATGCTCTCCGTGAAGTTCTTGATGAAAAAACTCCTTATGAGAAAATCTATCTGGTTCGTTCTTTG